TCAACAGGCCGGCGCATCCCCCTTCGCAACCACCTGCCCAGTGACGTGCAGCCCGACCCTCATAGAGGCCACGCGGGCCTCGGCGTCGGCCCAATCGTAGGCGGCTATCTGGACCGTCCAGCGTCGGCCGCCATGCTCCCAATCGACAGCGAAGATGCCCATGGCCCTGCCGTCGCCATCGTAAACGATGCAGTCAGGGTCCGGCGCATTGGCCGCCAGCGCGCGCCTGGAGCGCACCTCGCCGAGGTCAACGATCTCCATTGCCGCCCCCGCTGATAATCAGCTCACCCACCTTTTTCGCACCCTTGCTGGACAGCGTGTAGGTTGTCTCGACCGGCTCCAGGTGGAAGCCCGCGAACAGGTCCCGGACCTCCTCGCGGTCGTTGATCGAGAGGATGAAGCGGCCCTGCACCTGATGCAGGAGAGCGGCCATCCGCATGAAGTCTTTCCGCTCGAACATGCCCGGCCCGTAGTCGCCCTCATTGCCCCAATATGGCGGGTCCAGATAGAAAAGCGTGCCCGGCCGATCGTAGCGGGAAATGAACTCATCATATGGCAGGCGCTCGATCACCACGCGCGCCAGCCGAGCATGAACCTCCTCCAGCATCGGCCCCAGACGGGTGATATCGAAGCGGGCCGGCCGATCGACCGCCACCCCGAAATTGCGCCCCGCCACCTTGCCGCCGAAGGCGGTGTTCTGGAGGTAGAGGAAGCGCGCCGAGCGCTCCAGGTCGGTCAGCGTGGCCGGGTCCGTCCGGGCCAGTCGCTCGAACTCGGCGCGGGTTGTCAGCTGGAAGCGCATCATGTCGATGAAGGCCACATAGTGCCGCTGGAGCACCCGGAAGAAGGTGGCCACGTCCTGGCTGTAATCGTTGATGACCTCGGCCTTGGGTGCGTGCTGGCGGCGCAGGAACACGCCCGCCATGCCGACGAAAACCTCCGCGTAGCAATCGTGCGGGGTCGCATCGATCCGCTTGATGATGACCTTCGCCAGGTTGCGTTTCCCGCCGATATAGGGCGCGAGCGGCGCAAGGGGCTTTACAATGATCCGATCAGTCATGGCTCCTCCTTCCACGCGGCGGCGGGATGAAGGCGACATCGCCCAGCACCCGGCTGCGCAACCTGAATGTGTCTGCATGGCCGGCATGGCCGACCCAGCTCATCACCACCTGACTGACCTGATCGAGGCTGATCTTGCCCTCGTGATATTGGCGCGCCATGCGCTTCATCTTGCGGCGCATCCGGCCGGCGCTGTCCTTTCTGATCTTCCGGTGGGTCGCCCAGATGCGATAGCCGAGGAAGTCGAGCGGGCGGCCGTTCTTGGTCGAGACGGGGAACACCTGCGTTTTGTGGTTGAGGCGCAGGCCGAGCTGGGCGTGGAGGAAATCCTCGATCGTGCGCCGCACGTCATGGAGGTGGGCCTTGGTCCCGCCGATGATGGCGAAATCGTCCATGTAGCGAAGGTATCGCTTCTCGCGCAGCTCGTATTTCACGAACTCATCCAGCTCGTGCAGATAGACGTTGGCGAAGAGCTGGGAGGTGAGGTTTCCGATCGGGATGCCGCGCGGCATGATCGCGCCGGGATCGGCGGCGCTGTCGATGATGCCCTCGATCAGCCAGAGCGTGTCCGGGCAGGCGATGCGCTTGCGGATCAGCCGCTTGAGCACGTCATGGCAGACGCTCGGGAAATACTTCGAGACATCGGCCTTGAGCACATAGATCGAGCCTTGCTCGCGCAGGGCTTCGCGCAGGAACGCCTGCGCACGATCGGCACCGGCATGGGTGCCCTTGCCGGGGCGGCACGCATAGGTGTCGAAGATGAAGCGTTTGCCCCAGATCGGGTCGATGGTCTCGATCAGGGCGTGCTGGACGATGCGGTCCTTGAGCGGCAGGGCAGCGATGCCGCGCTCCTTCGGCTCGAACACCTTGAAGTGGCGATACGGGCCGGTGCGATAGGTTTTCCAGATCAGGCTGTTCTGGATGTCGATCAGGTTGGGTTCGAGGTCGCGCTCGAATTGCAGCACGTCCTGCTGGGCGCGGCGGCCCTTGATGACCCGGCCCCAAGCGCGGTGCAGCGCCTCGAACGTGGTGAACGATCCATAGAGGTCGCTATAGGTCTTGGCCATCATTCCCCCGAGGGCGGCCGGAGCAAGGGGTCGCCGGCATGCGGCGGCTACTGTCCCGCTCCGACCTGTTCAGTTTTTCGGCACTTGGCCGAGGATCGCAGGGCCTTTCGGATGGTGCTCTGGGAGAAGCCCCGTGAGGCTTCAACTTCTGGCGATCTCCGAGAGCGGGCCGGAAGCCGACATTCGTGTTCACGTTCGACCGCTCGTTGTTGAGGTTCAGAGCGAACGCCCCGGCATTCGCGCCATTGTTCCGACTGCCGCCACGTAGCGGCACGCGCTCAAGCCACATTACCCGCGCCCCTGTTCTTGCAGGCTCTTGAACCACCCACCGATCATCCGGCCGATCTCATCGAGATGGCGGCTCCATACCTCGTAACTTTTGAAGGAGAGATGCCCCAGCTTCTGGGCCATCCTGATCTGGCTGCGCAACAGGTCCAGCTCGGCGTCAAGGTCCTGCATCGTGGTCTTTTTGAAGTACCGGCGATTGCAGATGATTATGAGCCGGAGCAGCGCCCACATGGTGGTGCGGATTTCCTGCGAGAGCACATGCCGCTCGGCCTTCGGAAACTGTTTCAGCACCACATAGCCGTAAGCAATCATGTCCTCGCACTTGCGACGGATTTTAAGATCGTCCACCGCAGCCCCCGATATACGCAATGGTGTTCAAGAGAAGGGACGGGCTATCGCCCGTCCCACAGATGTCAGGCGGTCAGATTTCAGAGCACGAAAGCGGGCCGGATGCCGACAGCCGTGCTCACGCTCGACCGCTCGTTGCTGAGGTGCAGAGCGAACGCCCCGGCATACGCGCCATCGGCCCGACCGCCGCCACGTAGCGGCACGCGCTCGCCCACGTTGCGGGCATAGTGGCGGCCCTCGACATCGCCATCATGCGGGAAGAGGCCGAGCAGCTTGGCAAGGTTCGGTGCCGAAACCCCGCTGGCGGTGGCCATCGCGCTGAACGGCTGCGAGGTGCTGGTGTCGCCGTCCGACTGGTTGGTGACGCTGGTCGAGAGGATCGGATTGCCCGAGCCGTTCGCGTTCGAGGCGTCATACTTGAGCGTGTTGGCCGTGCCGGGGTTCACCAGCGTGCCGTCTTGCAGGATCGCCCGCCAAAGGTCCGAGCCGGGGCTATGGTCGATGTCCGTCACGGCGGCGTTGTTGTCGGGGATGATCTGGATTTCGCCATCAACGAGGCGAAGGCCGCGAACCCATTCCCAGACGTTGCCGCAAAGATCGGCAATGCCTGCCGGGCTGTTGTCGTGGAACCAGCTCACCGGCCCCGAGCCGGTCAGGACACGCCCATGCCCCTCGGACACGCCCGGCGCATGGCCATCGGTGCGGCGGCCGACCTCATAGGTCTGGTCATGATGCCGCCCCCAATTGGTGTTGCCGCGCGGCTGGAAGCCGTTCTTCCAGCACCACAACGCGACCGCCACGAACTCGGCATTCGTCATCATGTGCCAGCCCGGCCCCTTAATCGCGCAGGCCGCGTCCGAGGCCGTAAAATTGATGTTGGCCTGCGGGTCCTGACCGGGCAGCGAGAGCGCATGATCGTCATGCAGAACCGCCTGGAATTTGCCGATGAAGATTTCGCTCTTCTGGACGCCGCCCACCACGAAGGCGGGATGCACGCCCGACCCGAGACCGGGATCGATGTCCTCGACATTGAAGCGCGGGACAACGCACATGATCGACGGATAGCCCTTTGCGTCATAGAGCACCGTGTTGACGCCGCCGCTGGCGGCCTCGACGGACTGACGCAAGGCGTCCGGGGTGGAAATGGTGACACCCATAGGTTCTTACTCCTCGTTTTCGGTTTCGTCGGGATGTTCGGGCAAAGCCCAAAGGCGCAGCGTCACGGCCTCGGCCGTGCAGGGCTGCGGCACCGGCACGATCTCGATGACTTCCTCGCCATCGATCTCGACGGTGACCTCCTCATCGGTGTAGCGACGGGGAGGAATGATGATGACGGCCGCATAGGCATCGCCCGTCAGGTGAAGGTCTCCTGCCGTGTCCACGAACACGGAAATCACGCGCTCGATGTCGCGCTGCTCTTCGGCCAGATCGATGATGATCTCGCCGTCGCCGAGGCTAAGGACGCACTCGACAAGCTCGGCCTCGACCTTGGTGCCTTCGTTCATATGTTCGATGTTCATGGCCGCCCTCACTGGTAACGGAGATTGAGAAGGGTCCAGCGGATGCGCACGTTGTCCGCGCTGCCCGTCTGCCGGATTTTGAAGCCGTTGCGCATCTTGTCGTACGCTTCGAGCGTGCCGACCGCCGCGATGTTGGTGGCGTCCTCGACTTCCAGCTCCACGCCGTAATCGGCGGCCGGGAGCGTGTCGGGGAAGGCGACGGACGCGAACGGCTCATAGGAGGCCACCCACGAATTGGTTGCCTGAATGACGCGCAGATCGGTGAGCGTGACGGCCGAGAGGCTGTTGCCGGTGTTGTTGGCCGGGACCTCGATCCGGTAGAGCGGCAGGCCGGTGTCGGGCACCTGCTGGTCGATCTGGACGCCGTAGGAAACGCCCCCGGTGTTGACCAGATAGGCGAAATAGGTCCGCGCCTCATCGCTTTCGTTCGAGGGCACCGAGACGTGGTAATCGTCATCGGGCAGGCTCACGATCATGCCGTCGATCTGGGCGCGGGATATGCCGGTGCCGACATCGCCGGTCTGGGACAGGTGCAAGGCGCGGATTTCGGTCTTGGTGAGCACCATGCCGGTGATGACGTGCTTGTTCTTGATGGTGACGGTGCCCTGCGCCAGCACGCGGCCGCGCAGGTTCGCCAGTTCCCGCGCCAGAAGGCCGCCCAGCCCGAGCGCCTCTTGAACGCCCGCGAGGATCGAGACCTGCTGTTCGGGCGAGAAGGCGTCATACCCGGCCAGCCGGGCGGCGAGGCTGGACCCGCCTTCGCCGCGCGCCTCGACCACCTCATCGGCGATCTGTTTCAGCCAGCGCGTGCGGTTGGCGAGCTGGCGGGCCTGCACGTTGGAGATACCATCGGGGCCGCCGACAACCGGATCAGTCAGCTCGATCTGGTAAATCCCCGAGGGATAAGTGTTCTGTTCTGGAAGGTTCGCCATTCCTTGAGGCTCCTTTGCTAGAAGATGATGGTCCACGCGCCGTCGAGGCTGATGTCATCGGCCTTCTCGATCGGAGCACGGGTCTTGCGGGCGAAAAGGGTGTCGTCGGCCGCGATCAGGCCGAACTCACGAATGACCATCCCGTTGGCCTCGGCCGTCTCAAGCCGCCAGTTGAACTGGACGCGGCCGGGAGCCGGGTACTCATGGCCCTGCACGGGCTTGATGAAACCGCCCGTCAGGCCGGTGTCGTCGGGGGTCGGGCCGTTGCCGTTGGTGCCGACGCCGATGCGGGTGATGATCTTGCCCGCGCCTTCACCGGCAATGAGCTGGGCAAGCGCGTTGCGCGCGCCGACCATAATCATGTTGTCGTCGCGCCAGCTCTCGACCAGCACGCCCGCCCTTCGGACGTTCACGAGCAGGGAGCCGCGCAGGCTAAGCGTTTCGGTGGCTTTCATCGGGGCCTCAAAGTGCTGTTAGCTGGGTGTTGACGGGACCGCCGTGGTAAATCCCGGCGAAGTAGGGGCGGCCGCCATCGTGATCGGTCTCGCCGTCATAGATGTCGCCCGCGTGCCGGTGCTTGCCGTCATGGCGGAAATGGCGGGTGAGGATGATCGGCATGGCCGGGTCGGCGGCCGAGGGCTGGCCTTCGCCGTATGTGATGCCCGCGTGCAGATACCGGCCATCGTAAAGCGGGATGACCTCGGCCCGATCCTCCATCGACATGGCGATACCGGTGGTCAGGGTGACCTGCCGGTTGGCGTAAAGCTCGCCCGTCTCGCCCCAGCCGGCATGGTCGGGCACGCCGTCATGGAGGAGCGCGCCGTCATGGAGGTGGCGGACACCGTGATCGTGGACGATCGAGCCGTCATAGCGGCGGCCCCAAGGATACACGTCCTCGCCGATGTAGCGCGCCAGCGCGTCCATCTCATCGTGAACGTCGATGGCGTCCTCGGTGTTGGCGCGGAACCCGACATCGACCAGATGCGAGCGGGCGTTCTTCCATATCTCGATCAGGTCAACGAGCTGGCGGATGCGGGTCGCGTCAACGCCCTTGTCCTCGCCCAGATCGAGCAGAACGCGGAACATGGCCCAGCGGGTGCCGCCACCATAGGTCTCCGCGCCCGAGTGGTTGCGCTCGCCGTCATAGAGGGTGACGGGAAGCCCCTCGACAATCTCGGCATCGGCATAGCCGAGCGAGCGGATCGCCTCGCGGATCGACCAAGGCGTGCCCCGGTGGCGGTGCAGCTCGATGGCGCGGCGGATCAGCGCCCGGCGCTCGGTGGGCGTCTCGGCAAGGTCCCAGCCTTCCGCGCCCATGATGTGGAACTGCCAGCCCAGAAGGTGGAGCGCGTCGTCGGGCAGCTCATCGATCCGGTAAACCAGCAGCGGGGTCAGGTCGATGTCGCCGAGGCGGCCGATCAGCTTGAGCAGCGCGCGGCTGCGCTCATCGTTGATCCCGGCCGGGAGGAGGCGCAGATCGTCGTCAGCCATCGGCCACCCCCGCGATGGTCAGGACGATATTTTCGCAATCGGCCCATTCGGAAGGATCAAGCTCGCGCCATTCGGGGGTGGTGAGCTGGACGCGATAGACCCCGGCCACCGAGAGCGCGGAAATGATCTGGCTGGGCACGAGGTCGCGGCCGAGACCCCGCCGACGCTCGGCGGCGAATGACTGCGCGGCCGCATGGACCGCCGTGATCGCGGTCTCGGGATCAACGTCGCGGAACAGCGTGATCGCGGCCGTGATGTCGTAGGGCACGCGCACGGGCGGGGCAACCTGCACCGTATCGGTGAGCGGGCGCACCCTGTCGTCGGATACCTGCGCGGTGACGGCTTCGAGCAGTTCGGCGCTGGGCAGGCCGGTATCGGTGAGGACGTGGATGCGCACGAGGCCGGGGCGCGGGCTAAGCACCGCCGCGTCCATGATGGACTGATGGGTGCTGACCGCGTGCCAGCGATAGGCCCCGACCGGCCCGGCGACCGAGAAGCGTTCCGGGGCCTCGCGGATGCGCTCGCGCAGCCGGTTGTCGGTTTCCCGCGCCCGGCCGCCAAACGAGGTCGAGACGTTGACCGCGCCGGAGACGTGCGGGATCGGATCGAGCAGCGCGGCGATCTGGCCCTGCACATAGCCGTTGGCGATCTCGCCGGGCGTCTGGGCCTGCGCGGTCGCCTCGGCCGCCAGCTCCCCGGCCTTGATCTCGCGGTCGGCAAGGGTGGCAAAGACCACCTGACCATCGGCCGAGCGCACGCGCGTTCCTGCCGGGACGATGACCGAACCGGGCTGGACGGCCGAAAGGGTAAAGCGCAGCGTGGTCTGGGCGGCCGCCTCGGGCAAGCGGGTGACGCCGAGCAGCTCGCCGAGATAGTCGATCATCGGGAAGGCGGCGAAGGCCAAGAGGTTCTGCTTTGCGGCCTCCTGAATGGCCACGCGCACCAAGCTCTCGCGGTACGAGATGATGTCGATGATAAGCCGCTCGACCTGCGCGGGCTGGAGCTTGCGCCCGGTATAGGTCTCGTAGTCGGCGATCATCTGGGCCGTGAGGGCGGCCGGATCGCGCTCGACAAAGCTGGGTTCAGGCAACGGCATCGCGGACCTCCGTTGCGATCAGCTCGCCCTGTCCGTCGAGCCGCCATTCGACGGTGATGTGCATGTGGGCGCGGCCGAGTTGGACGGGCACGAGGCGCACCACCTCAATGCGTTGCTCCCAGCGCCGGAGCGCATCGACGCCCTCGCGCACCACATGGGGCACGGCCTCTTCCATCGGATGATCGAGATAGTGCCAAAGGTCGGACCCGAACTCGGGCCGGTGCGGATCGGACCCCTTGGGCGTCAGGAGGATGATGCGGATGCACTGGTGAATGTCATCGAGACCCTCGACAATCTCGCCATGCGAGCCGAGCCGGGGTTGCCAATGAGCAGCCGTAATCTGTCGAACATCCTGAACCATGGCGCGATGATCGCGCGCAGGCGGAAACCCTCACACCCGGACAGGTGTCCGGGCCAAAGCGGGATGGCGATGCGAAGGGATGAGCAATGCTACACCGGAACGGCCGCGCTCGCCAACCTGGCTATTGCGGAACGTCGGTTTTCGCGGGGCCGGGAAGAATGCCGCCATGCACATGGGTGTCGCCGATATTGACCCCGTTATGCGTGACCATGCCGCCGGTGATTGCCACTCCTGCCGGCGAGATATCGACCTTGACGCCGCCCACCGAGAGCATGAACGTCTGGCTGCCCTTGTCATAGGTGAGCGAGGCTCCGTCGCCATAGACGATCGTATGCACGTTCGGGTCCGATGAAGGTGGCGCATCGGCTTCCGAATAGATCGCGCCCGCAATGACGCCGGCCTCCTCGCCCTTGTCCATGATGACGACGACATGCTCGCCGGTTACCGGCATCCAGTATGTCTTGTCGCTCTTGGTCTTGCCTTGAAGGACCTGAAGCCAGAAGCTCTGCACATTGTCGTGGTCGGGGAACTGGACGCGGGCCTTGGCGGTGGCCGGGTCGGTCTCTGTCACGATGCCAATTCTAAGGGACACGGCGCACCTCGATCTCGGTGGTGTAGCCCGCGCTGCGCTCGATGCGATGGCGCGAGGTCTCGACGTAGTATTTGCCCGAGAGCTTGCCCAGGCCAGTAACCTGGATGTTGTTGCCCGCGATCATCCGGTGGTCGCCGACGATCTCGATCCGGCCGGTGAGCTTCTTGGCATTGGCCTTTTTCAGCTCCGCCTCGGCGCGGGTCCTGGCCTGCCCCTCACTCTCGACGCGCGCCTTGACCTTGAGGGTGTCGCCGGTCTTTACGTCCGGGTCCTCGACCGTCACCTCGATCAGCTTGGCGGTTTCGGGATCGTGGTAAGATAGCGTGCAGGCCTTGTAGACCTCGTGGGTCTTGTCGTTGAAGTCGAAGCTCTTCATCTCGGTGCGCGGCACAATCGCCACCGGTTCTTGCTCCTCCAGGCTCTTGATGGTCGAAAAGAAGATCACCTTCTCGCGCACCGCAAAGACGTGGGCGTACTCTTCGGCGATGCGCTTGAGGAACTCCAGGTCGCGCTCGTCGTTCTGGGTCACCCGCTTGATGGTGATGTCCTCGATCTCGCCATCGACCGACATTCCATGCTCGCCTGCGATCTGCTCTGCAATCTCGCGCAGCGTCTTGTTCTCAAAGCTCCTTGTCTTCTTGGTGCGCAGGCTGTCGGTCACCGGCGCGGCCAGGCCGCGAATGATGACGGTATCGGGCGGGCCGGTAAAGTCGATCTCATCGACCTCGAACTTGCCGCACGGCAGGAGGCCCTGACCGAGCCAGCCGATCGAGAGGTCGATCACGTCGCCCTTCTCTGGATACCAGCTACCTTTCCAGCGATGGAGCTTGTCCTCGAACCGCGCCTCGATCTCGTCGGACTTGCCGTGGTCGAAATCGGTATAGACCACCATGAGCGCGTCCGAGCCGATATTCGCGCCCTGATAGATCAGCACCCACGTCGCCTGCGGGACCATCATGACTGGCGGCCCCGCTTCCAGGGCGGCAGGTCGCGGTCGAGAACCACCTCGTCAGGCAGCACCGGAATGCGCAGCTTGATGCCCGAGGCGATGAGCGGACGGATCGGCACCGCAGTGTTGGCGGCGATGATCGGCTCATAAAGGTGCGGGTCGCCATAGTAGCGCCAGGCCAGCAGGTCCCAGCGGTCGCCCTCGGTGGTGATGTGCTCGACATATTGCTGCATGGTCACTGCCTCACGATGGAGCCGGACGAGACCCCGCCAGGATCGCCCGAGGGCGCGGCCGGCGGCGGGCCAGAGCGGGCATTGCCACCGGCACCGCTGGCGCGGGCCACATTGTTGACCACCGAAATCACCGCGCCCAGCAGGCCGCCGAGACCGCCAAACCCGCCATGCTCGACCAGCGACACGCGGGCGGTGACCGCGACCAGCGCGCCCCGGCTGTTGGTCTGGCGCGCCGTCGAGCGGATCGACTTGATGACGAACATGCCGACATACTGGCCCGAGCCGTAGATGAAGGGCAGCGCGGTGTGCATGGAGCCGGCGACCTTGAGCTTGGCCAGCTCGGCCTCGGGGTTGCAGTAGGAGACATGGAACATCAGGTCGATGTCCACCTCCTCCAGATCGTCGCCGATCCATTGCAGGCGCGGCTTTCCCTCGATCACGTCATGGCGGGCATAGTCATAGCCGCGCTTGTTCGTCACTCCCTCGAAATAGGTGATGAGCCGGAAGCTGATCGGGCCGAGCATGGCGAACATCGTTAATACTCCTGACGCTGTTGGCGCTTCAATTCATCCTGGATCAGCTGCACCATCTCGTAGCTCATCGAGCGCAGAAGCTCGCGCATCTGCTCGCGCGATTGCGCGCTGCCGCCTTCGCCGCCCCCGGCGCCCGGCATGGTGATGTTCGGGCTGAAATCGATCGAGACCTGGACGCCCGGCTGGGCCGCGCCGATCGCGCCGGCCGGGCCGGCCGCATCCGCGCCAAGGCCCACCTGGGGCATGGCCAGCGAGACGGCCGGCAGGTTGATCGGGTTGATGGCCGGGAGCTGGCTGGCGGCGGCAGGCATGGACAGCGTGGCCCCGGCCAGCGCGGCCGCCATGCCCGCCGTCATGCGCCGCACCGCCTCGATCGCGGGCGCAGGGCGGACGGCATCGGCCAGCGTTTCAGCGAACTGGACGCGATGCAGGTCCGAGAGCGGGCCGACCTTGGCGGGCGAATGCGGCAGGTGGTCACGCATGACCTGGACGGTATCGCGCACGGCCTCGACCGCCTGGGCCGCCCCGGCGCGAATGCCGGCCGCGAGCGTTGCCATCAGCGAGACGCCCTCATTGTGGAACGAAGCCTGTGCCACGATCGAACGGGCCGCCCGCACCGCGTCGTCGGCCGCGCGCGGAATGCCGGCCGCCTGATTGATGGCGTTGGCAGCGGCATCGGAGACCGCGTTGACGCCGGCCTGGGCGGCGCTCATGTCGAGGACCGCGACACCCTCCAGAGCCGTCGCCAGATCGTTTGCGGCCGCCGTGGCGCGCTCGATGGAGGCGGGATCGCGGGCGGCCAGATCGACGGCATCGGCGCTGGAGAACAGCGAGGTCACCCGGTTCCACGCCGCGCCGGCCATGTCGGCAGCGTCGGAGATGAAGCCGACGAGCGTTTCGCCGATCCCGCCGAATGCGCCGGTGATGGCTTCGATCGGCGACCACTCGAACAGCGCCTGCAAGCGCCCCCAGACGGCATCGACCAGCCCGAAGGCGGCCTCGATCGGGGCGGCGATCGCTTGCGTGACGGCCGACCAGTCGATCTCTGGGGCGTTCGGGATCAGCGTTGACCAGTCGAACTCGGCAACGCCCTCCAGCACCTCGGCCCAGGAAAAGCCGGGAATGAAGTCCAGCCACCGGATCGGCGTCAGCCAGGTCAGCCAGTCAAGCGCGGTGAGGAAGCCTTCCCAGGTGATCGGCGGGATCAGCACCGACCAGTCGAAATCTGGAATGATCCCGTCCCAGGTGATCGCGCCCCAGGCGGCGGCGACGGTCTCCCACCACCCCGAAAGCCAGCTCGAAAAGCCTTCAAACGCCGTTTGAACGTCGCCCCAGAGCGAGACGAAGAACGCGGAAATCGGCTCCCAATATTGCCAGATGAGGAAGGCGGCCGCCGCGATCGCCAGCGCGATCAGCACCACCGGGTTCATGAGGAACGCCAGGCCCATGGCGCGGGCCGCGCCGGTGACCGCGCGCAGGCCGGTGAGCAGCGCCCCGCCCAGCGCCGCACCCATGGACGCCAGGCCGGACAGGAAGGCCGGGACGGCCGTCGCCGCCCCCATGACCATGCGCCCGACAAAAAGACCGATCGCGACGGACGCGGCACCAATCTTCGGGAGAAGCCAGACGAACGCCACGCCGATCTTGGACAGCGCGATCAGTCCGACGCCGGCCATGGTGGCGAAGCCGCCGATGATTGAAAGGATCGGCGCGATCACCAGCAGCGCCCCGGCTGCGATCAGCGCGATCTTGAGCGCGATCTCGGCAAGCCAGGGATTGGCCTCGGCCCATCCCATCAGGACTTGCACCACGCCGGCCGCCACCCGCGCCACCTCGGTGAGCGTTGGCAGGAGCAGATAGCCCAACGTGATCTGCAAGCCCTCGATCGCCGAGGCGAACTCGACCTGCGCGCCCCGGTAATTGTCGGCCATGTCGGCGGCGACCTGGGCGGCGCGGCCTCCGCTGTCGGTAATCAGATCGACATATTCGGCGACCGAGGTTCCCTGCGCCAGCATCTCGGCTGCGCCGGCCGCCGCGCGCTGCCCGAAGATGGTCGAGATGATCTGGAGCTGTTCTTGCGTGCCCAGATCATCGATCGCATGGCCGACATCGGCGAGCAGATCGACCATCGAGCGCATGTTGCCGTCGCTGTCGGCGACCGAGATGCCCAGCTCTTCGAGCATGGTGGCGGCCGCCCCGCCCGGCGCGGCCAGCCGCTGGAGCATCGAGCGCAAGGTGGTGCCGGCCATCGACGCCTGGATACCGGCATTGCCGAGCAGGCCCGCCATGGCGGCGCTCTCTTCCAGGCTCATGCCCGCCGCCCGCGCCACCGGCGCGATATACTTCATGGTGTCGCCGAGCATCGGGATATCGGTGTTGGCGGTGGTGAAGGTCTGCACCATCACGTCCGCCACGCGCGTCATCTCCTCGGCCTCAAGCCCGAAGCCCGAAAGGATGTTCGAGGCGATATCGGCGGCCTGGCCCAGATCGGTCGAGCCGGCCCGCGCCAGTGCCAGCATGGACGGCATGGCGGCGAACTGCTCATTGGCGTCAAACCCCGCCTTGGCGAGGAAGGCCATGCCATCGGCGGCCTGGGTGGCGGTGAAGGTGGTGGTCGCCCCCAGCTCGCGCGCCTGGGCCGAGAGCATCTCGAACTCTTCGCCGGTGATGTTGTTGGTGACGGCGCGGACCAGCGCCATGCTTTCCTCGAACTGCGCCGCCGCATCGATCGGCCCTTGCAGCGCCCCCCAGATTTGGTTCGCGGCCCCCTGCGTCAGCGCGCCCGAGACCGACATCTGGTTGCCCCATGCCTGCATCGCGCGGCCGCGATCGGCCATCGCGTCGAGGTCTCCGATCGCCCGAGCCATCTCGCGGGCAGGTCCGGTCAGTTGATCGACCGCCTGGATAATCACCGCAAGATTGAAAATGCTGTCCATATCGAGTTAGACTTTCGGATTGGCAGAAGCGAAAAGGGTCAGGCCATGGAATTTCTGTTTCTCTTCTTCATTCTCTTCGGCGTCGGCGCGATCCTCGGGCTGGCCTATGTCGGGATCAAAGCCATCATCATGGCCACGCGCGGCTCGGCAGCGCTGACTAAGACGGTCGGCGGCGGGCTGCGGCAGGGCTGGGCGCAGGCGAAGGCCGAGCACGAAGCCGCCCAGCTCAAGAAGAAAGAGCGGCTTCGCGCGCAGCCTTGACGGCCTTGGCGTGATCGGCGGCCTCTTCGAGCCAATCGGCAAGATCGGTGATGTCCATTCCATCGATCTCGGCCGCCGACCATCCCGTCACCGTTACGAGCGCGAAAGCATCTCTTGGGGTAGGGACTTTCCCGGCAGCGCGCTCATGATCGCCCCCACGTCATCCATCTCCATCTCGTCCAGCTCCTCGGGCAGCACCGGATTGCCGTCGATCTCGGTGAGCTGGGCGGCCAGCGCCATCGCATAGCCGATCGGGTCCTGGGCGGGATTGACGTGACGCGCGGCAAGCCGCATGTCCTTGCCCTTCCCCTTGCGGATGGTCGCAACCTTGCCCGAGCTGGGCAGCGTCACGGTCTTGACGCCTGCGGGCGCGGCGCTGGCGGGGGCGGTCTTGTCTTCGGTCTTGTCAGTCATTTGGCCTGTCTCCTGGCTGGCCTGACATCACGATGAAAGCGGCGGGCGCTGGTCAGGCCGGTCAGCGCCCGCCGCCCCTGCCTACGCCCCGATGTTGAGGCGATAGGTAGCCAGTACGTCCTCTCCGGCGACCTTGTAGATGTTCTCCAGCACGTCGATTTCGAAGATCTCGTTTCCGTCGATCTGCATGGAGGCGTAGTAGACCGAAAGGACGGTATCCACGACTGCCGGCTCGTGCTGCTTGAAGGTGCCGAGCGGGAACTCCTTGAAGGCGGCCGTCAGCATCATGACCACCGGAACCTCGGCGGTGCGGCCCTGGCCGGTATAGGTCTCAAGGCTGGCCCGCGCCTGGAGGCGCACCGTCTTGAATGGGTTCACCGCCTCGCGCATCACCTCCTGGTAGAAGGACGCCCATTTGACCTTGGCCTCCATCTTCTCGATGCCCGAGAAGAACTCGGCCGTGCCGACCATGCCGAGCGCCTTGTGCTCGGCCATCTTGTGCTTGATCTGGGGCAGCTCCAGCTCCTCGGCGCGACCGAGGAGGGAGTTGCCGTCCAGATAGATGTTCGCGTTCGTCACGCGGTTGATGGCGATCTTGTTGACCATGGGTCAAACCTCCTTACTGGCCGCCGCCGAGCTGGCGCAGCATCTCGATGTTGATGAAGCTCTCGAACGTGATCCGCTCGGCCGGCGTGGGCGGCATGAACTCGATGTCGAACACCAGATGCCCGAGCGCCAGCTGGGTCGGCTCGTTCTTGGCCGGATCGTAGATGCACTTGCCGTCGATCAGCGCGCCGCGCCCGATCAGCGTGCGCATGAAGGCGTTGACGCTCTCCTTGATGTCATCGATCAGCGCCTGGTTGATCGGCCGGTCGATGAACTGGAGCATGGAATATTCGATGCTCTCATGGATCACGTCCGCCGTGCGGCGCACGTTGATGAAGTTCTTCGGGTGCGTGACGGTCGGCCAGGCGGCCGAGCGGTTGCCCCAGGTGCGCAGGCCCGTCCCGAACGAATTGAACAGCGTGACGATGCCGTTCTCGTTCAAGAGGTTCACCTCGGTGGTGGGGTCGTTAATCATGGCCGAGAGCTTGCGCTCGACGCCGGTGATGCCCTTGATCTCGTTGTTCGAGGGCGACCACCAATAGCCGCGATCATTGTCCACCGCGCAGATGACGCCGGCCAGGCGCTGGCTGAACGGCTCCAGGCGCTCCTCGTCGGTCGCGATGTCATAGACCTTGAGGTGCGGATAGCAGAGCACCATCCGCTCGCCCGAATAGTTGAAGTTGATCGAGCCGTTCGGGCCGCGACCGGCGATGGCCTCGGCGAAGGTGGTGCCGATCGGCGCATCGACCAGGGCGACGGCGCGCAGCTTGGACGCCATCACGTTCAGCTCGGTCGCAACCGCGTTGAGCGTGCCATAGACAGGGGCGATCAGGATTTTCGCGAAAAAGCCCATGTCATTATAGGTGTCCTGGAACGCCTGGAGGCCGGTGCGGTTGCCCGCCACATCGACCGTGCCGATGATGTCCGAGGGCTGGACCTTTTCGAGGTCGGCATAGTCGTAGGCGACCAGCACCGAGGCCGAGGCCGCGATCGCGCCGCCGACGAGGCGCGTGACGATGCCGGCGACGGGATCGATCTCGTAATCGACGCCCAGCTCGTGGGTGGTGTTGCCGTCCGAGGATTTGACGACGAGATTGAACACGCCCTGGTGGTCGAGGGTGAGCCGATCATTGGACGCAAAGCTCTTGGCCGCCTCCGGCTGGGCCGTCGAATGCTCGTCGGGGTCGAAGACGTTGACGACGATGGCGATGCCGCGCCCCTGGTCGAAGATCGCATCGAGCGCCTGGGGGATGGTGAAGCCCTCCATCTGCGGCCCGAAATACTGCGCCGCGTCACGATCGGACAGGACGAGCACCGGCTCGTTGACGGTGGCGAGCGTGCCATCGACCGCAAAGATCGGCGCGGTGCCGACAAGGCCGACCACGGCGGTCTTCACGCCCCGGATCGGGCGCGGCCCCTTGTCGATCTCGATCGTCTCGACGCCATGAAGGAAGTTCGCAGCCATTACTTGGTCTCCTTGTCAGCGGGCTGGGGAGCGGTCTTGCCCTGCGCCTTGGGCGCGGAGCGCTGGGCCGTCACCGGGACGAGCCGCTTCTGGGCCACAAGGCTCTGCACCCATTCGTTGTTGTCCGGCAGGGTGACTTCCCGGCCGTTCATGAGGATCACGTCCGTGCCATCGCGCAGCGTGGCGGCGGACATCGGACCCTTGTAGATGAACTTACCCATTGGCTTTCGAACCTCCGTTGTGCCGGGTTTCAGTCGTCATCAGGCTCACCAGGCGGGGCCTGGGTGGTGCCGTAATCGTCTTCGGTGTTGACGCGCTTGAGGAGCGGCAGGTCCTCTTCCTCGGCGCATTCGACCACAGTGACCGAGTGCGCCATGGTCAGGACGAACGTCCACACGCCCTGGCGCTGGTCGAGGAACTGCTCGCGCACCGGCATGAGCTTGCCGCAGCCGGACGTGCGCCAGCCGGTGAGCACGAGCCGGATGGCGTCGAGCACGTCATAGGCTCCGGCGTGGTCGCGCAGGTTGCGCATCAGGAGCGTGATGTCCCACTCGACCCGGCGCTCCTGGACAACCAGGTCGATCGAGCGCGGGGCCGAATAGGTCGAGCGGCCGAAGGCGACCAGCACCGTCCCTTTCGGGTGGTGCATGTTGTAGGTGTCGGGCTTGTCGGGAAAGGCTTCGACCTTCACCCCGGTGAGCTGGCCGGTCAGGCGCTCGACAATGGCCGCTTCGACTTCGCCGATCATCGCCGCACCGCCATGGCCAGGTGGTCTGTCAGGATTTCGCCGATCATGCGCCGGTCATCGGTCGAGACCCCGAGATAGGGCCGGGCCGGAATGGTGACCTTGCGCCCGCGCCCGGCCTGGCCGCCGAGCTGGTGGATGCGCGCATAGATGCGGTTGGTGCCGACTTCGGCCTTGAGCCGGCCCGAAGCATAGGTGAGCGACTGGTAAAGGTGACCCCTGTCGCGCAGCTTCCTGGCGTTCGAGCCGCGCCGCAACAGGGTCGCGGGCGAGTGCGCTGCCCAGGGCGAGCCATCCGGCCCGCTCTCGCTCTCGAAGCGCTGCTCGGTGGTGGCGAGCAGGGCCGAGCCGATCTCATCGAACACCGGCTTGAGGTTGGCGGTGCGATCCAAGAGGCGCGTCAGCGCATCGCGGAAGCCGTCATCCTGGATCGTGATGGAAACCTTGACGCCAGCCATCAGTACCCCCGCAACCTGTCACGCGAGAAGGTGCGCACCGGCCCCTCGCGCATGGTCGGACCGCCAGCGGGCTGGACGGTCTCATTGGCGGGCGTAAGGCCCAGATTGATGTCGCCGGTCGAGACGGCGCGCAGGAACTTGATCGCGTCCTCGTAGCGCTTGCGCTGGTCTTCCATCACGTCGATCTGGCGCAGCGAGAGCAGGCGATACATTGCGATGTTGCACGCAATGATGCGCAGCGAGCGCGGCGGGTTCGGGAGGGGCAGGCGATACCGCCCCTCCAGATAGCCGTCGATCTCGTCCGATGCGTCCTCAAGCGCACGATCGAGCGCCTCGGTCCTGATGCTTTCGACATCGGGATCGGTGACCTCCTTGAGCTGTTGCTCGGAGAAGCGGTCGATCATGTCCTGGGCGGTCGCATAGGCCATCGGTCAGCTCGCAGCCTTTCCGCCACGGCCGCCGCCAGCCGGCTTTTCATCCGGCACGTCGATCTCGGTCTCCTGAACGACGAGCTGATCGTCGGCCATGAGCTGCGCGAGCTGCGCTTTCGAGAAGGCGTCGAGCGGATGATCGACCGGGCTGGACGGATGGTTGATGCCAGCGCGGCGGCGGCCGTCGCGCTTGGCGGTGATGCGAAGAACTTTCAGCTTTGCCATGGATCAGCCCTCCCTTACGCCAGCCAGGGAGCAACGAGCAGCTCGGCCGTGCCCTTGTAGACGTTGGTCGCACCGGCCGCATCGCGTTCGGCATTGAGGATTTCGAGGCCGGCCCCTTCGAGCGAGGGCGGAACCACCAGCAGCTTGGGCGTGAGGCCCAGCGGGCGGCCGTAATCGCCCTTCATGCCGGACAGCGCCTCGCGGGCGGTCTTGTAGGCCGCCTTGTCGAGGGTCTGTTTCGAGCCGTAGGCGAACTGCCAGAAGCCGAAGCCGACATTGGACCGGCCATCGACGCCGTAGACGAACTCCTTGCGGTTGAACACATTGTCGTCGGTCGGCGCATCCTGGCGCACCATGTCGTAGTCCTTGCGCACCTGGTAGATGATCGGCTTGAGCGTGCGGCTATCATCGATCAGGAACCACGGCGCACCCGAGCCGCCGCCGGTGTTGGAGACGGAAACCGTCTTGCCATCGGCGTCGAGCACCGGGTGATCGGTGTCGAAGAAATTCTGCCCGTCGTAGCAGGGCGAGGTGAAGCCGGCCTTGAGCAGCTCGAACACGAGCTGGTTGGGATGCGCGGCGACCGAGCGGCCCATTTCCTCGAACAGCGGCGCATAGACGCCGTACTGATCGTCATCAATGTCCTCGCGCGGGACAGCGATGGTGCCTTCCCAGGTCTTGTTCTTGATGGCGTAGTCATGGAGCTGGATGCCGTGAACGACGCGATCGCCGATCCACTCGCGCAGGTTCGGGAGCTTCCCGAGCCAGCCGTACTTTTCCTCGCGCGTGGTCGAGGGAACGCGGGTGGCGAGGCGCTGCCACTGCGGATCGGCCTGCCCCAGACCCCGACTGAACGAGGTCTTGAAGCCGGTATAAAGGCGGCCGAGATTGGCTTGGTTGATAATCATTGAGCGGTTCTCCTGTTAGCCGAGCTGGACCCAGACGCCGAGGTCATCGACATCGACAATCCGGCCGGCCTTCGAGCGGCTGGCGCTGCCGTCCGTCTTGGCGACCGTCTGATCGTCCACGATCCAGGCATCCGACCCGATGTCCGAGCGGGTGATGAGGTCGGTGCTGGCCGAGTTTTCGAAGCGGAACACACCGGCGCGCACCGGCACGTCGATCTCACCGGCCGCCCCGTTGCGGTTATCGGCATGGGCATCGGCCCGGCCGACCACGACAAGGCCCGTCCCGGTCTTGCCCGGCTCGGCATTACCCGAGGCGAGCACCACGATGGAGCCGGCGAAAATCCGGGTCGATGCCTTCACCGGAAAGCTGAAATCCTTGCCGGTGCGCTCCGGCGTGTTGCGGTCCTTGGTGAGCGCGGCCATTTACTGGGCCTCCTTCTGGCGGGTTTTCTTGAACTCCTCGGGGTCGATGCCCATCGCCGAGCACATGGCCAGGTCATCGGCATCGAGCGCGCCGTCGCCCTCGACCTTGCCGCCGGGCGCGGCACCCGCCGTCAGGATGGCCGGCTGGCCGCCCAGGAACTTGGCGAAGCCCTCGGGGTCCTTGCTGTGGTAGGCGACTGCCCAATCGCGATTGGCGGGCGGCACCTTGCCGTCCTTGATGGCCTGATCGACCACCTGGGTGGTCTTGTCGCCCATCAGCTCCTTGACCTGGGCCTGGAGGCTGGTGACCAGCTCGGCCGGCACGTACTTCTCCGGGTCCGGCTCGGTCGCGGCCGGAGCCTTTTCGATGGCGGCCTGGACGGCCGTGACAACGGCGTCAGGTGCATCGTCTTCCTTCGCGCCGGCCGCCTTCGCCATGGCGGCGATCGCGGTGGCCTGCGCACTCGACCCGGCAACAAGCTGGGTCGCATGAGCGACAACGGCCTTCCGGTCGCTGTCTTCCGGCAGGCCGAATGCGCCTGCCAGCTCCTTAAGAAGCTCTTCCATGGTTTCTCCCTCGGGTTGGAGCTTGGTCGGATCGGTCTCCTGGCTGGCGAGCGCCGTCAGCTGGAGGTTCGGATTATTGGTGAGGCCGGCGCGCAGGACCTTGAGGACCTCGCCGGATTTGGTGTGCTGGAAAACGGGGGAGACGTAGCGATACTCGCGGGCCGCGATCGCCGAGGCGGCGCGGGCGGTCCATTCGACCCGACCCCAGATGCCATCGGCGCGCGCCTCAAGCTCTTTCACCCAGCCGGCCGCCGGCGCAGTGCCGCCGACGCCCTTCACCGCCGCCAGGTCCGTCTGGTGATCGTAATCGATCACCGGGTCGAGGCCGGCCTGGCCGCTGGCGGCGAGCACGGCCGCCGCGTCATTGAGCTTGTAGGGACCGCGACCATCCCGGCCGGCAAAGCGCCCGGCGGGGATCAGGTGCACCCAATCGGGAGCCTGGCCATCACCGGGCAGCGCGATCGAGTGTGTCGCCAGCAGCACGTCCATATTCGAGGCCCTTGCCCTTTTCCTGAAATGAGCGGCTTGATTGCCGGCTCGTTCTGGGCAAGTTTTATGGGCAGGCTCCAGCCATCACACCCGGACAGGTGTCCGGGGCCAGTTTCGGGCCAATTCCCCGGCAGATGACAGTGACGTGCGAGGGCGGCTTTAAATATCGCCGTGGCACCCCCTTAAACGCATTTAACAAGCGTTTAAAAACTTTCCGGGCATCGTAGGGCCAGAAAGACACAACGGCCGCCAGCGGGCCTCTGTGGCGATTTTGGGAAAGCTGCGGAAAAATCGGCCGATCAGAGCCGGGTTTCGTCCTCAAGCCAGAGCGCGATCGCGGCCGGGATGCTGTCAACGCATCGGTTCCATCCCTCGATCTGCTCGGGCGTCATCTCGGCGGCCGTCACCTCGTGCGGGGCGACGGTCCAGTGCTGGGCCAGCCAGGCCAGAAAGGCGTCCAGCTCGCCATCGGTCACTTCCGCCAGGCGGCGGGATAGATCTTCGACCCGCTCGCTCATGACCCGACCCGGCGCAGGCTGGTGACCTTGATGCGCCCGTCTTCGCCGCGCTCGACCTCCATCACATATGGCTCGCCCTCAAGCGTGATGTGGCGGACATTGCCCTGGGCGCTGGCCTGGCCGGCGTCGATCATCGCCTGCACGCGCATCCAGTCGGCCGCCTGCGGCAGTGTGCCATCGGCCGCCTGGCGGCGCACGGTCTCGGCCGGCAACACCACGGTCGGCCGCGTGCCGCCGACCCGCACCGCGCCAGTGGCGACCGGATGCCCGGCCCCGGTACCGGGCGAGCGCAGGAAGCTGGAGAAGGATCGGCCGGCCACCATCGCCTGGATCGTGGCGCGGGCCAGATCGTCGTCGGTCAGGTCGAGCTTGCCGGTGGCGACATCGAGCATGTGCGCCATGTTCGCGCGGCCGACATTGTAATCGAAGCCCGGATCGACGCCGCCCGGCACCTGGCGCACTTCGCCGGTTCGGTTGTTCACCCAGGTGCGCGGCGGCGACGAGGGCGGCGAGCTGGGCGAAAGCCCCATGCGCTCCAGGTCGCGGTCGCCGAGCTGCTGGACGGTGCAGCGGCAATTCCATCCATTGGGCGGCGCGTGCTGATCCCACCACGGATCATCCCAGCGCAGCACGGTGTTGTGCCAGTCGCGGTGCTGGTCGCGGGTGCGATCGTCAAGGATCGCCACATAGCGCAGCCAGGGGCGCGCGGCCGCCACGCCCTCGATCCGCTCCCAGCGCCCGGCGGCATAGGACATGCGCAGATTGGTGTCGTAGATGATCTGGAGCCGGCGCGGACTGCCCAGCTGCACCTCGCGCGCCTCGCCGGTCAGCGGGTCCGTCATCACGTCGCGGCCCCACCATCCCTTTTCCTGCAACAGCGGCGTGAGCTGGCGCTCGAACTCGCGCAGCGTGGTGCCCTCGGCGATCGCCGCGTCCATGGCCGCGCGAATGTCGGCCAGGATATCGAGGCTCGCCACCTTGGCGACTGTGAAGTCGCGCGAGTGTTCGTCGCGCTCCATGTCCTGCCAGGAGAAGGTGATCGCATGGCCCTTGCGGCGGAAGGCGTCGATCGCCTCCTGGGGCGCGAGCGGCTCAAGTTCGATTTCGTCTGCCAAGTTCAACCTCCAGCCTGCCTGCCAGGCGCGCCGGGAAGCCGGCACGCAACAGCACGTCCTCAAGGGCCGAGGTGTCCATGGTGGCGATCAGCTCGGCCAGGCGATCGCGCGCCTCTTCAAGCGAGCCGGCGTCGGCCAGAAGTTCGCGCACCGGCGCGACCATCGGGCCGATGACCTCCTCCCATTCACCGGACACCTCATCGACCAGGCGGTCGATCTGGTCGGCCGAGTGACGGGCGACCCGCGCCGGCCGGGCGGAATGGAATGAGGGCAGCGCCTCGGGCGCAGCCTGTCCCGGCGGCGTCAGCAGGTCGGCATCGGGTTCCGGCTCTGGCAGGCCCAGCTTGTCGCGCACCACGGACTGCTCGACCTTCATGCCGCGATCGACCAACTGACCCACCGCCTCGGCATATTGCTTCATGTCGATGTTGGACGGCAGGCCGATGACGATGCGGGGATAGTTTTCCTGCGGCCCCCGATTGAGGTCGATCAGGGGCCTGACCAGATCGCGGTTGATGGTGGCGGCCAACTGGCGGGCGTCCGATCGCATGATGTCGCGGCGCACGTCCTCATGGACCTTGGCGGCCGCCAGCGAACCGGACGAGACCTCGGTGGTCAGCGTCTGGCCGAGAACGGCCTTGGACACCTGGCGATCGAGCCAGTCGGCGAGCTTTTCATATAGGTCGGTCGCGCCGCCCTGCTTGGCCGCCTCGACAAACTCGATCAGCATGTTCTGCGGGATGATGGCGGCGGCGTCCGAGCCGATATTGGCGACGGCGCGCAGGAGCACTTCCTTGTCGGCCTCGGTCGCGCCCGTATGGTATTTGCCGACGCGCAACGGCTGACCATGGACCTCGATATAGGTCACCCAATCCTTGAGGTCGTAATTCTTGAACAGGTACGCCCAGGCGGCCGCGCGCGCGATGCCACCCCGGATCGGAATGCCGGACTTCGCCTTGCTGACATGCTGGATATACTTGAACGGCCGGAGCGCCTCCAGCTCGCCAGGGCCGCGCAGATAGAGCGTCTCGCCATCCTCGCGGTCGAACTCGAACCACCGCTGGTCGCGCCGCTTGAGCAGCGCCGGCCACCATTGCCTGGCCGAGGTTTCCCAGATGATCTCGGTCACCGAGAAGCCCTTGCCGATCGCGTCGAGGATATCGAACAGCTCGTCCTCAAGCTCCTCGCGGCGCAGCCAGTCGCGCACGAGGTCGGCATTATCGACATCGACCTTATCGTCCGAGGCGCTCTCGACGGTGATTTCGAGCTGGGCGACGGCGCGCTTGCGGGTGCCGAGCACCGAGAGATAATGGAGGTCCTTTTCCTCCATCTCCTCGGCCAGCTCCAGATAGGCGATCGCGTCACCCTGCTCGGCATCGCGCAGGAGGCCGGTGAGCCTGGCCGGCGTCAGGCCCTGGGCGGGATGGCCGCCGACAACCTGGCGGACGCTGGCGAGGGACGGCGCGGCCTGTTCCTCGCGGAGCTTGTTGAGCTGGACCGGCCGGCCCCACTGATCGAGCAGCTGCGCCATTACCATGCACCCCTTCTTCCAAACCTCGGCCCGACCTGCATGGCGCGATCATCGTCCTCGCCGTACCCGGACAGCTTTCGCAGCCTCGGCGCGGGCTGGTAGCCGTATTCGATGACGCCATCGGACGCGCCCGCCAGGCCCATGAACGCCGCCCAGGTCCGGTCGGCGTGGCCGGCGGCGTCCCGATCGGCGACAAGGCGCGGATGGCCGGTCGGCCCGACCGTCTTCTTGAGCTTGTGCAGGTCCGCGCGCAGCACCGGGTCGCCGGCCGGGATGCGGACCCGCTTGTCCTCGAATAGCTGCTTGGCGTTGGTGGCCATGTCGAGCTGGCGGGCCGGCGTCATGATGACACCCTCGACGCGCAGATCGCCATAGCGGCGCTGCGCATCCTCGACTGGCTTCTCGCCCATGCCGGTCTGATCCATGACAAGCCGCACCGGATTGTAGCGGACCATCAGCTCGTTCAGGCGATCTTCCTGCTCGGAGAAGCTGGCGTTCTTGAGCGTCACGATCTCGCGCGCCCAGAAGGTGTCGCCGACCTGCTCCCAGACCCAGGCGACCCAGAGGTCATTGCGCCGGGCGATGTCATTGCCGATGAAGCACGGCCCGCCCTGATAGCCATCGGGGTCGCCGGCCATCTCGCTCTCGACGCCGAGGATCAGATCGTATGGAAGCCAGGAACTGGCCTCGTCCAGCCACTGCAACTCGTATTCCTGCGCCCAGGCATCCTCGTCGGCTATACCGGCGCGCAGCTCATCTATGTCGCGCGGAAGGCCATCGGCGACGGCCTGGTGGATATCGACAATGTGACGCGACCACGCCTCGGCGTCGTCGGCCGTCATCAGCTCGTAGAACTTGTTGCCCTTGCCGTTCGGCGTTGAGACCACGCGGATGCGATGGCCGGCCGAGATGACCGGAAAGAGCGCCTTCCAGATCGCCCGGCTGTCATGGTGGAAGGCGAACTCATCGAGAAACACCGAGGCGGAAAAGCCGCGCGCCGTATCAGGATTGGCGGGCAGCGCCGTGATGCGCGAGCCACCCGGCAGGGTGACCTCCAGCGCCTTGTAACGCACGTCACCCGACCCCTCGACCTCGTACTCATTTTCTTCAAAGGCCATTTGATATGCCTTTGCGTGGACCTTCACACCCTCGTCCATCGCCTCTTTGGCCTGGCGCTCGCCACGCGAAAGGATCACCCAGCGGCGGCGCTGGTTCAGCGTGAACGCCTCGAAGCAATCGTCCACGATCTCCAGCGTGGTGGTGAAGGTCTTGCCGGTCTGGCGGGCGAACATACCGATCTTGAAGCGAGACCGATCAAGGAACCACCGGCGCTGGAAGCCGTGCAGCGGGACAGCGGGGCCGTTCATGAGAAAATCCCATACACGTCTTCGCGGATACGGCGCAGCACCGCCTTGGGATCGGCGCTGCCGGCTTCGCCATCGGCCAGCTCGGCCTCGGCCTCGGCAAGCTTGCGGTCGATCTTCTGGGCGAACTCCTGGCGCAGCACCGCCTCGCGGTCGAGGTCCTGCTTGGACGCCTGGGCGAGCTTCTGGAGCGCGGTGGCCACGAACATGGCCTCCTTGGCGTCGAGCGAGACGATCTCGCCATCCTCGGAAATCATCAGCTTGTTGATGAAGGCGTGCATCAGCTCGATGTTGAGCCGTGCCGTGCGGCTTTCCGGGGCCTCGCCATAGCGTCGGACAAGCGCCTCGGCGATGGTGCGGGACCGCCTGATCTCCGCGCCGATCGCGTCGAGCTGCTTGACGTGACGGCCGAGCGCCGAGCGCGAGACCTCAACGTCCAGCTCGCGCAGCTTGTCGAGCACCTCATCGATCGTGCGGCCGCGCTCGCGCAGATCGCCGATCAGTTCGCGGACCTCGGCGGGAAGGCGGCGGATGGAAGACTGGCGACCCATGCCGGTCACCGGAAGGAAGTCGGGCGTTTGACACCCTCGACCTCGACATCGCCACTGGCGACATCAGCGCCGCGCGAGGTCAGGACCGCGACCAGGACCGTATCTTCGTACCACTCGAAGATGACCAGGTGGCGCGTGCGCAGCCATTCCAGATCGGCCCGCACCACGTCGCGGGTGACGCCGCGCCGGTGGCCGGCCGCCCGGCATCCGTCATAGACGACACTCTCGTTGGCACTGCCGCCGATATCGGCGAGCAGGCGCAGGATGAAAAGACGCCGGTCCTCGGTAACGAAATCCTTGAAGCTCATTTTCCAGCCTTCAACAAATAGTCCTCGATCCGCGAGAGCGAGGTGGATACCGCCCGGAGCTGCTGGGTCTGGGCCTTGCTGTCGCCGGCCAGCGCGGCGATCGCCTCCTTGAGCCTGGACAGGTCGTTCTGGTCAGGCAGGTGCTTGAGGTCGCGATCGATCAGGTCGGTACGTCGCTCCAGCGCCGCGAGGCGATTGGTGTGCGCGCTCATTTCCTCCTTGGACACCAGATCGCGCTTGAAGGTTTGGAGGAGATACCCGGCCACCGGAATGATGACCACGTTGAGCAGCGGCAGGTACGGCAGAATGATATCGACAAGCGTCATGACCTGCCTCCTGCGACCGGCGCGAGACTGGCGTCGAGGGCGATCAGCGCAATGACCGCTGTAATGATGAGCACGGCAAGGCACCAGTTGATGACCAGCCAGCGCCGCCGCTCTTTATAGTATCGATCGTGCATCCCGCACTCCTTATCGGCTGGCCGCGCAGGCGCGCGCCTGGGCGCGCATCACCTGGTAGTCGGCCAGCATCTGCTCGACCGCACTGCCATCGGGCAGGTGCTCGACCTCATCGGCGGCGCGATCGAGGAAGGTGGCGGGATAGGCCGCCACCGGAACGCACGCCACGCTAGAAGGTCCCGTCGCGCATCCGGCCAACAAGCTCGCCACGATCACGAGGGCGATCGGTCCCGGCCTCAAGCATCCTGTCATTGACTTCCCCTTGCCATTCGTCGGCCCGTGCGCGGCGATAATCGGTGATGAAATCCTGCGCGATCCGGGCCAGCAGGCCGACCAGGAAGGCGACGATGCCCTCGATCATTTGAGGACCTGGTTGAGCTTGGCCGTGACGATCGCCTCGACATCGGCCGGCGTGAGGTTGAAGCGCTGGACCGCGCCGGGCGCACCCTTGGTCAGCACCCAATCGACGGCCTCGGCGACAACGGGCGCGCGGACATCGAACTTCACCTCCTCGCCGCGCGATCGCAGAAGGGCGATTGCATGGTCGAGGCCGGTGACGGCGGCGCTATGGAGGGCCTCGCGGCTGCGCCCGTCGATCTCGAAACCGAGCCAGTCATTGAGCCGCTTGGACAGCCAGCCGAGTAAGGCAGCAAAGAGTGCCGCCAGGATCGAGACGATATAAGGCCCGACCAGATCGACGGCCGGGGCGAGCGACACGGTGCTGTCGGCCGCCAGGGCCAGGGTCGGCGAGAAGGCAAGGAACGCGAGGATCGCCACGATCAGGATCATCAGGGCGAAAGGCAGCTTGAGGGGCATCGGTGGTTTCTCCGGTTCAAAGGCGGGCGGCGACCTCGCGGCGCAGGCGGTCACCCACCTTGCGCGCGGTGTCGAAAGAGCGGTCGAAGGACAGGGTGGCGATGTCCCACTTGCCGTTCTGGCGGATGCCGAGGTTCGGCTGCACCTCGGCGTGGGTCAGCACCGTCTTGTCGGTGACGGGGATGGAATAGAAGCGGCAAAGCTCGGCGATGGCCTGGACAGCCATCTCCCACTGCTCGCGCTTCATCGGATATTTGCCGTGGTTCGCCATCGTCACACCCGGCCCGCCCATGCAGCAGATCGAGATGCCGATCGCGCCGGTGTTGGCGTTGAGCGTATGGGCGGCATAGGCCCCGCGCGGACAGGTGACGTTGGCGCTGATCGGCCACTTGCCGCGAACCAGCTTCGGCGTCCCGTCGATCAGGAGGTGATAGGCGTTCTGGTCGAGGCCGTTGGCGTTGTACGCGCCCGCCGTCCAGTGCAGATGCACCCGGCGCATGGCGGCGCGCGGCATCCAGGCCGCCGGCACGATCGAAGCGGCCGGAGACGAGGATGGCGCGGATGGCGTCGAGGGTGCGGGCGCGGTGGCAGCGAAGGCGGCGCGCGTCTGCGGCCCGACGATCCCGTCCACGAGTAGGCGGCGAGAGGTCTGGAAGGCGCGGATGGCGGCGCGGGTGCGCGGCCCCATGATGCCGTCGATCGGTCCCGGATCAAAGCCGAGGGCAGCGAGCTGTCTCTGGATTTCGATGGTGGTCATTGGTCCCGGCTCGATTTGCACTCATTCGCAAATCAGCGTGCCCAATGCGGCGGCCAGCTCACACCCGGACAGCGTTCCGGGGTTCCGGCAATCCTTGCTTACGATGTACGGAAAAGCGCGGCCGCGCAAGATCACTCGAACAGGTCGAGCTGCGATGTCGGTAGGTTGGCGCGGTGGCGGCGCACGGTGCGGATATGGCAACCGAGGGCGCGGGCGATCTGGCTTTCGGAATGACCGGCCGCGAGACGCGCAGCGATCGAACGGGAGAGCTGGCGGCCATAGCAGCTCGGCCCCAGCGGAACCTCAAGCGCCCCAGCGCCGAGGGCGTCGAGGATCAGGGCGGCGGCGCGCATCCCGACCGAGCGCACGAGGATATGGTCGCCGTCGAGTTTCTTGCGGATATAGATTTCGGTGCCTCCATGGTCATGGGCAAGCTGGACGGCCGCCGTCATCCCGGCCACCTCGGCAATGCGCCGAAGGGTCGGAGGCAGATCGTCCAGCTCGTCCAGGACCGGATCGTCAGACATCGCCGGCCCCCAGCTGGATGCCGCGAATGGTATGCACGATGCTCACGGTGCGATCGCTGCACCGATAGGCAAGCCGGGCCGTGAAGGTGCCGCGCCGGGTCCGCCAGAGGCCGGACGAGCCGCACATGACATATCCACGCGCCATCATGTCGTCGTGGTCGTGGACAAGCGCGCTACCGAGGCGGGCGAGGCCGGCCTTGTCGATCTTGACGCGCCAGGACCTGTTCTTGCGGCGGGCCATCAGATCAGCCCCCGGTCCACGGCCAGCCATTCCGGCATCGTCACGACATGATGCTTGCCCTGGGCCGCCACCTCGACGGCGAGCGGAAGCCAGACGGCGCCCTCGCGCTCGCCATCATCCGAAACGAGGATCGCCCGCTCGGTGCGCGCATGGATTTGAACGTCGATATCGACAAGATCACTCTTCATCGTCCACCTCCTGCCCGCTGGCGGCGCGGGCGAGGACCTCGGCCAGAGCGCCGGCCGTCTCCAGCGTCATCACCACCTGGATGGCGACGCCGCCCGAGCGGACACTCATGGCGACGTGATCGGCACCGGATGAAACCTCGATATTCAGCTCCGCAACTTCGCTCATCATCCTGCCTTTCTCTTTGCCATCTCGCGGCCGCGCCACGATTTGAGGGCCTCGGTGACCATCCGCGCATCGGCGGGGTCGAGCCATTCGGGATCGCCGACACCATCCGGTCGGTCATCGCGCCGGGTGACCCGAGCGACGAAGGCGCGGAGGCCGTCCCGGTTCGCCTTGTCGGGGATGCCTTCGCGGCACATATCGCCCCAGATCGCGAAGACCTTGCGGACGTGCGGCTTGTCGGACTTGCGGAACGGCCGGGCCGCCTTCGCGCCGCGCTTGCGCAGCTCGGCGATCACCTCCTCGCGCTGGCGCTCGCTCATCTCCTTGACGGATCGGGAGCCGGAGACGTTCTCAAGGAAGTCGCGCCAGACGGCCTCATCCTCCAGCCCGACCACCTGGCGGCGGCAGACATGGATCGCCTTTATGGACTGGCTCATGCTGCAACCTCCCGCTTTGCCGCCATGAAGGCGCGGAAGTCATCCTCGTTGTCGCGAACGAATTTGAGGGTGGCGAGCACCGCCTCCATCTGCTCGGTGTGAAGCGTCGCCTCGGCGCGCTTCATCTTTCCGGTGCTGACCTGGCGCTGGTAGACGGAGCGGCGCATGGCCAGCTCGTACTCGACCTCCATGATCTGGGCACCGATCGAGACCTTCTTCATGCCCGCGCCCTCCAGACGATGGCGCGGCGGCCGGACTGGTTGGGGCGACGGATGCCGGCGTCCACGATCGCGCCGGCCTTGCCCAGCTCGGACACCCGAGGCCGGACGGTGAGGATCGACATGCCGATGCGGCCGGCCACCTCGTCGGCTGTGAGACCATCATGGGCCGAGGCGCGGATGGCGTTCATCACCATGGAGCGCACGCGGGCCGCGCTGGGTGCGACGGACGCGGCGGCCGCGCGGCTGGTCTCGGTGTCGCGCGCGGCGGGATATACATCAGAGAACTGCATCTGCCGTTGCATGGCAAACTCTCCTCTCTCGCTGGGCTGGCTCATCAGTGCGGGTTGCCCGTATCCGCAGACCGCCTTCGCGGTTTCGCCGGGGTGACAGCCCGCCTTCCGGCGGGCCGCCTGATTGCAGGAGCGCAGATTTCAGATGACGAAAGCGGGCCGGAAGCCGACATTCGTGCTCACGTCCGACCGCCCGTTCCCGAGGTTCAGAGCGAACGCCCCGGCATTGACGCCGCTGTTCCAGTCGCCCCCACAATAAGGGACGGTTTCGCCGTCGCCCCAATGACCCCAGGTCCAGTCCGGGATCACCGCGTCGTCGCTGTCGTCGGTCACCGCGCTGGGCAGGAACAGGAGCGAAAGGTCGAAGCCGTCGCCGGCCTCGACATGGAAGCTCGTCGGGAAGCCGTCATCGCTGCCGGGGCCATACTTGACGCCCGTCGAGACCCACTCGCCGCTACCCGGCCGCTCGGTGCTCCAGACATTGATCGTCTCGTCGCCCGCGATGGTGAGGCCATCGACCATCTGCCAGACATTGCCCCAAAGCTCATGCAGGCCGCGCCAACTGGCGCTGCTCTCGCCGCCGCCGAGCGGGCCGCCGCCATCGACATTGCCGCGCGCGATCAGGGTCTGCATGTCCGCGCCACCCTTCTCGATCATCATCAAAATCTGGATGGCCGAGAGGTCGTAGATCGACCACATGCGCCAGCCCGGCCCCAGCGCCAGGCATTGCTCCTGCGCGGAGGTGAAGTTGATCGAGGTCCACGGTTTGAGGCCGGCGGCCACCGCCGCGTTCCCGTCGCGGCGCGCGGCGGCATAGGCCCCGATGCGAATGGCGCTGGCCTCGGTGCCGTCCGGGCGACGGAAGGCCGGGTGCAAGATAAAGCCGCCCATCGGCTGATCGGACACCGCCCAGGTCAGAAGGCCGCCATCATGATCGACCCGGACATAGAAGGCGGGGATTTCCACCATGGCCTGGCCGTCCTGCTCGACGGGGCGGATGCGCGAATAGATCGGGTGGCGATCAAAGTCGAGCCAGTCCAGCTCACGGCCGCTGCCGTCGAAGCGCTGCCAGCTGCCGTCCATGGAGAGCATCACGCCGATCACGTTGTCGGCCGAGCAGACGCCGCACTCCTCAATCACATTGTTGCCGCAGTCGATGAAGTCCCAGAGCTGGCGCGCATGGTCGAGCGCCTCCATCGGCGGGACGCCGGTTTCAAGGACCTTGCCGAGCAGCTCGGCACGCATCTGCATTTCGTTCGTAAGCATGTCCGTTCTCCTGTTCAGTTGGGTTTTTCAGAATTGGCGGCGGCGGTGGCCGCCGCGACCTGGGCGTCGATGGTCGGCTTCATCGCCCAATTGCTGGCCACCACGCGGGCGGCATCGGCGGCGACCTTGCGCAAGAAGATTTCGGCTTCCTCGGGCGTGTCGGCGGCAACGATGGCCATGCCGGCAAGCGTCAGGGTGGCCGCATGAACGCTGTCGCCGAGCCGCGCGCCGGACAGCAGGAGGCCGAGCTGGGCGTGCAGCTCATAGGCGCGCGGGGAAATCATCACGCGGCCGCTAGATCGATGGTGATTGGCTCCCACCGGGCGCGGGCATCCGGGCGGCGGTAGAAGCGCACATATTCCTTGGAGCCGATGACGCGGATGGCATCGCCCAGCGCCTCCATGGCGGCCTTCCAGTCGGCATCATCAATGTTGAGGCGGCGCAGCTGGAAGAGCGCGGCGCGGTTGATCCGGCCCTCCTTGTCCACCTGGAAGGCGTGCTCGACCAGCGCCCGGATTTTATCGTTCGCGCCCTCGGCCCAGGAGCCGATGCACTGATCGACCAGGTTCTTGGCGATCTGCAATTCCGGCCCGAAGGTCAGCTGCTCCTGCACCTGGACGGTGACCTTGAGCAGGCCGTCATAGCTGGTGAGCGTGACGTTGCCCTTGGTGCCACCCTTTTTGGTGCCGTACTTCTCGGCCATGAGGTCGAGGGTGCTGGCGATGTCATCGAATGTGTGGCCGCGAAACCGGGCGATGCGCGCGGACAGCTCCTCGGCATAGCCGATCATCTTGCGCACGGTCTGATCTTCGAGACGGTGCTCGGGCTTGACCACTTCGACGGGGACGAGGCGGCCGCCCGCATCCTTCATGTACTGGTCGCCCATCAGCTCGATCTGGCCGGTCTGGGCGTAGTTATCCGCCTCCATGGCGGCGATCGTTTCAGTGCCTGACATGATTGCTCTCCGTGTTCAGGTGGTTTGAAAGGGTGTTTAAAGCGCGCTCAAACGCCTCTCGCTCGCCGCGCTCGCGGGGCGTGAAGCGGGCGTTTTCAAGGTTGCGGAATGCCTTGAGCACGCTGGCGATGGGCGTCGGGACGAGAGGCCGGATCGGCTGGGCCGCAGGTGCCGGGACCGGCAGGGTCGGCTTGACCTCGACCGGCTCCGGCGTGGGCAGCGGAACCGGGTCTGGGTCCGGCTCATCGATCGGCTTGCGCATGATGACGGCCTCGGCGAGCGTGCGCAGCTCGGAGGCGGTCAGCCGCCAATCGTCCTGCGGCTCACTCATGATGCGATCGGCGATCTCGAAAGGATCGGTGTCGGGGTCCGGCGCGACCTGGTAGTGCGCGTTTTCCTCGGCCTGCTCGTAGATGATCTCCTCGATATCGCGCAGCTCCTGGCGCATCTCGGGATCGACATCGCGCAGGTGGCCGATCTTGCGGCACGAATGCAGGACGGTGGTGTGATCCCGGCCGCCAACGCGGCGGCCGATCTGGGGCAGCGAGAGCGTGGTGTGCTCGCGGGCAAGGAAGATCAGGACCTGCCGGGCGCGGACGATGTTCGATGTCCGGCGCGGCGAGGCGAGGTCGTTCCAGTCGATGCGGTAATATTCGCTCACCGCCTTGGCGATCGAGCGAACGGTCAGGGGCGCGGGTCTCATGCCGGCGCTCCATTGTCGGCCGGGACCGCGTGCGGGCGGGCGCGGCGATGCTGGTCGAGCCGCACCACCTTGTCGCCCTGGATCGAGCGCTCGGGGATGCGGTGCGTGGCCGGGACAATGGCGCGCTCCAGGCACTCGACCCGATCGGCGATGTCGAGCAGGGATGCGCCGGCCAGGCGCAGATTGGTGTTGTTGAGGCTGCGCGTCAGCATCAGCCCGTTGACCTGCGAAATGAGGGTGCGGATTTCGTTGGCGAGCATGGCGTTCACTCCTGTGCGCCGAGGTTTGACCAGGCATGGCGAAGGGCCGAGACCGTGATCTCGGCACCGCCGCCGCTCATTGCGGCATAGGCAAGCACCTTGCTGACCCCGCGCAGCGCGCCGGGCTTGCTGGCGATCTGCTGGAGCAGGTCCAGCTCGGCCTTGCCTTTGACATTCCAGGCGGCCGCCAGCGCCCGCACGTCGCCGATCGTCGGGCGCGAGATGAACAGGCGCGATCCGATGCGGGAGAAGAGCTGGGCGAAATGGCTGGCGCGGGTGCCGCCGGTGAGACGGGCATAGACTGCCTCGTTACCGACAAGGGCGAGGCCGATGCCGGTGGCGTCGTGGATCGAGCGCATCTGCTCAAGCGCGGCGACCGAAAGGTGCTGGGCCTCATCAATGATGAGCAGGCCCCGCGTGCCCTCGACGCGGCGGCGGATGGCGCGAGCGATCTTGCGCGCGCCGCCGGCTGCATCCCTGATGCCGACCGCCTCGGCGACCTCCTCAAGCGCGGGGACCACCGGGGCGCTGTCCGGTGCCATGGTGGCGATCCAGACAGACGGGTTCGTGTCACGGTACTGGCGCAGGCTGACCGTCTTGCCAACGCCGGGACCGCCATAGATGCAGACGATATCGCCGGCCATCTGGCCATAGGCGAGGGTGTCGATGATTTTCAGGCTCGACGGCGAGCGAAAGAATGTCGGAATGGCCGGCAATGCGCCCGCGACATCATCTTTTCGGCCGCGCGCCGAGAGCCAGTTTTCGACCTTACCCTCGATCTCCTCGTTCGAGCCGGCGTATTTGCCCTGGAGCCACTGGTTGAGGGCCGAAGGTGAGATGCTGATCTCGCGGGCGGCGGCGGCCTGCGAAAGGCCGGCCTGGCGCATCGCCTCACGCATGCGCTCGCGAGCATCGGTCGGGACGCTCACCAGCGTGTCCATGTCGCTTTCGGTGGGCACCGGACGCTCGATATGGACAATGTTGGTTTCTTCGGTCATTTATTGGGTCTCCTTTCGTTCAGGGGATGGCCGGTTGGCGGTACTATCGCCGCCGGCCGCTTTTCCAAGGGGCCGCCCTAAAGCTGCTCCTTGAGAAACTTCTGGTGCAGCGCGCGCACGTTGGCCGAGAAGCGCTCGGTAAGCTCATCATCCCGGTCTTCCGGCAGATCGAACGGCACATCATCGGTGCCGGTGCGCTTGGCCTCGCTCTGCGGATCGAAGGGCTTGGCCCAGTGCGCGGCGATCACCTTGTGATCGACCGATGGCGCGGGATCGTCCGGCGCGGGCTTGGTGGCGTTTTCGTAAAGGGCAGCGCGCTCCAGGGCGCTCATGCGCGACACGGCGGCCGCTTCCCGCTTGGCCGCCTTGGCCGCCTGCTCGCGGAACTTCTTCAGCTCGCGGCTCGTCGTGGTGTCGTTGAAGGCAACGCTCGGGCGGTGCTCGGCCTGGCACAGATAGTCGCCGGCCAGCGAATAGATGAAGATACCAGCGTGCAGATTGTCGGGATCGAAATGCGCCACGATGCGCTTGCCCGAAAGCCGCGCGCTGGCCTCGCTCCAGTAACGGTTGCGGCCATGGGTGCTTTGGCCGGCCTTGATCGACACCATGCCGGTCTGATCGACGCGGACCACCTCGCGCACCATCAGCAGCATGTTGCGCTGGCGCTGCGAGAACTTGCGGAAGACGATCGAGCGGGTTGCCTCTTCCCACGCCTCATCGAAGCTCAACAGGCCCCGACAGGCTTCTGTCTGGCGGCCCTTCTGGCTGTTATGGCGGGCGATCTCCTGATCGAGCACCGCCCGCAATTCTTCCGCGTCGATCGCGGTGGCCTTGCTGTAGCCGCGCTCGATAAAGGCGGGATGCGTGGCGACCTTCTCGTGGATGCCGCCGATGCCGAAGGCGCGCTCGATCGGCTTTGCGCCGGGCGTGCCTGTCACCCTGTCGGGATTGGTCCACTTCGGCGTCATCCCCAGGGCCGGCAGAAGGCCCAGCCCGTCGAAGTCCTTGTCCTTGAAGCGATGGCGGCCGGGCGCGCCCGCCGTCATCGTCTTGTTGGCGGCAACGCGGGTGTTGTCGAGCCATACGAACTGGGGCGCGCAGACGCCGGTCAGGTCATAGGTGGCGAGCCGGAACAGGTCCGTGTTTTCCGTCTTTCCCAGACGCCATGCGAGGATTTTGCGGGTACGCAGGTCCTGATAGAGCCATGCCGTAGCGGTGTTGATGATCTCGCCATCGGGGAAGCGGACCCAGAGCCGATCGAATTTCAAGCCGTCGCCATTGACCGCCTCGCCAGCGGCGAACACGGTAGCGTCCCGCTGCTGGCGCGGGAACAGGGCGGCCATGGCCTCCTCGCCCTCGCGCATCAGGGTAAGGGTCAGCCGGTCCACATCGGTCTCGATCCGCCGCGCCATCGTGCGCTCGGACGGGATCGTCCAGCCCTCAACCGCCGCGACTTCTTGCAGGCGGCGATAGGTGTCGGCATGGGATGGCTGGCGGCGGGTCAGATAGTGACCGGCATACCAGTCCCAGGCGCGCGGATCGCACTCGGCCTTGGCTTCCGTGTTTCCGGCGTATCTCGGGGCAAGGGCGGCGAGCCAGTCCTGCCGCTCGATCCCCTTCACCATGGCGAACCAGCGCCGGATCGTGGCCGGGTTGACCTCCGCCTGGCTCGCAACATGAGCGATAGCCGTGAGCTTCTTGAGGCCGGCCGCCGTCAGATCGGCGACCGCCTCCAGGGCCTTGAGGCGGCGATTGGCCTCCTGGTGGTGAGCATCGGTGAGCCGCTCGAAGCGCGCCCACAATCCGTCCTGGTCGTAACCCTTGCCGCGCACCGGCTTCTTCGGGGCGCTGCGCAGGATATAGGCTGCGCGCGCTTTGTCGGGCAGGCTGGAAAAGTGGTATTCGAAGCCGCCGCCACGGCCGGCGCGATCGCGGCGCTGCCAGCCCTCGCGGGCGGCGCGGCGGATCAGCGCGCTGGGGGTCGATGGCAAATCGGGCAGGCCCAGCTCGGCCCACTCGGCTGCGGTGCGCCACTCCATCATGTGCGCCCCCGCTTGATCGTGACCGGAGACATGCGCTTGAGCTGGTTGCGCCGGTTGCGCAGCTCCTCGATCTCCTGATCGATGAAGCCGATCTCGGCACCGATCGCCTCCTCGCCCACCAGGAGCCGGCACCCGACCTTCTCGGCGATCATGGCGAGCAGGTCGTAATCCTTGGTCGCAAGGATCATGGCGACCAGCCGCACCACCGAAATCTGATGCGTCTCGCGGCTCTCGGCCGTATAGGCGTCGAGCATGTTCTTGGAGATGTCGTCGCCGAGCATCTCGCTCATCTTGGCGGCGACCTCGTATCGGGAAAGCGATTGACCCTTGAGGCTGCGGCTCAACGCCTGGCGCAGCTCTTGGTCGAGACCGGCGATCGATCCGGGACGGACCTCGGTCGGCGTCGGAACCACGAAATATTCATCGAACGACATCTGCCGGTCATCGCGGTTGCGATAGCTTTTGCGGCCACTCATGCCTTGCCACCATCGGTTGCATCGGCGTCGGTCGGCCGCTCGCATCCGGGGATGACGAACTGCGGCCCGACCTCGGTCATCTCGATCGGAAACTCGAACTCGCCGATAAGCTCGGCGCGATCCTCGATACGACCGGCGGTTTTGCCGATTTTCTTCATGGAAAGATCAGTCATGCCCCCCCCCCCCGAAAAAGAAGCGGCCGGACGCGCCGCGCGCGAAGCACGGTTTGTCCGGCCAGTTGGGGAGGAGACCTTTTGCGGACTGATGGCGCACGCAAATGCGATCACCATCATCGCGTGGCGCAAATCTTCCAGATGCGCCATGACATCGAGCGCCAGGCCACCATCGATCCTGCGCGCTGAACTGAATGATGCGGCGCGAGCCGTCAGGAACGCTGCACCGACCGTAAATCCGACCGCCACGCACGCCTCACAAAGCTCGGCGATCTTCTCGTGAACGATCGCGTCGGGCAGGCGCAGGATCAGGCCGGCGCGCTCGGCGTCGGTCGCCATGGCGATGATCTGCTCGGCCGGCGGGAAAAGGGTGTCGCTGATCGGGGTCGCGCGCGTCATGCCAGCGCCTCCCGGATCGAG